GAAGCCCCCAAGAAGACTTTGCGGGGAAGGATGAAGCCCCTCGAACCGACGACGGGGGAAGCGGTGAACGCGGAGCTTCAGACGTTGCTCCGCCACGATGGCGGTATCCCCACCCGGCAGTCTGTGCGGGCTACCATGGATTCGGTGACCGGGAGATACCCCCGGCTTTCGAAGAAGGATCGGGGTGCGGTGCTTGGGGAGGTGAAGCGCCTTTGGCACGAGTACCAGAAAATCGCCAAGCGCCTTCAGGGGCGGTATTACCAGACCGGTGGCAAGAAGGTGGGTTTCGACCGCGTTCTGGATGCCCGCGTGGTGCGCGACCAGTTGAATAACACCCGGAAATGGATGACCGTTACGGTCAAAGCAGAGCTGGACAAGCCAGGCGGGGGCGTCTACGGTACCACCAAGCCCGTGACGGCTCAGGGTCTGAGTCCCGATCACATTGATCGGATGGTCCGCCGGATGGGTCACGTTGCTGGTTCGGATGAAAGGGAGAAGCTACCCAAGTCTCAAGAGGACAAGGTGGCGGCTGTTCGTCGGGCGTATCAGGAAGTGCTGGACAGCAATGAAGACAACTCGGGGTTCAAAGACGTGTCCTTGATCGCTACCCTCAACCGGGCAGCGCGGATCGCGGCAATTCATTCGATCTATGGGGACATTGAGCCGGGTTGGGCCAAGGAAGGGGAAAAGGCAAAGTCGGAGGAAGTCAAGAAATCCGGAATCGCTGAACTGAACGATTTCCTTTCAAGAGACACGGAGGATCGAACCATGCGGAAAGCAGATCAGGATCAGACCCAGGGAATGCCCGAAGGCGACCAGAAGGACTTCCCCCAGATGGACGCGGCCGGCGGGTCCCTGGAAGACGGTGAGAAGCCGACCACCGTCAAGAAGGGGGAGAAGAGCGCCCCCATCGACTTCCAGGACACCGTGGGGGCCGCCCCCAAGGCCAAGCAGGACGCCTTGTCGGACGATGAGGAAGAGGATGAGGATCAGATGGAGCCCCACAAGAAGCCCATCGAGGAATCCTTGAAGTCCCTGACTCCGGCCCGGCAGCGGGACCTGACCGCTAAGGATCGGGCAGCCAAGATCGCCCAGCTCCGGAAGAGCCGGGACATCACCCTTCACCCTTACAGCGATGCCCGGATCCACGCAGGGATCGAGGATGTGATCGAGCGCCGGCTGAACAAGTCCGAGACCTACGTCGAGGATCCGAGCCTGGTGCCGGGGCTCCCCCTCATCGCGCAGGGCGTGCTCTGCAAGAGCTGCGGGCACAAGCACACGGCGGCCGTGACGGCATGCCCGCACTGCGGCTCCGGCGTGACCATCAGTCAGGTGGTGCCTGGTGTGGCAGCCAGCGGCCCGGTGGGGGTGCTCCAGAAGAGCGCCGCGCATGTGTTGCGACCGGCCAAGCGGGAGAGCGACCTGCGGTTCGACGGAGGCAACGTCCCGCTGAAGGAGTAGCCCGTGGGCTTCTTCGATGACGTGCTTGGCTTGGGCAGGAGTCTGCTCGGGACGGCGGCCGGGGTTGTGTCCGACTGGGCGAAGGCCATCCCTACGGAACTGCCAACGGGAGATCCTGACCAGGACTTCTCGCTGAAGCCCCCCGCCTCGATGGGGGGCTCGGTTCCGTCGGAGAAGGCGGACGAAGATCCGAAGTCCCTGTTCTACGATCCGTTCTCGATCATCGAGCAACTCGGGTACAAGGACAAGCCTAGCCAGATCAGCTTCGGGACCCTGCGGAACATGGTCTGGAAGGTGCCCATCATCCACGCGATCATCCAGACTCGCGTGCAGCAGGTGGCGGCCTTCTGCAAGCCTCAGGCGAACCGGTACCAGATGGGGTTCCGGGTGCGCCTGCGGGATCACGAGACCAAGCCCAACTCGACGGACAAGAAGTGGGCTCGTGAGTTCGAGGCCATGCTGATGCGGACGGGGATCACCGACAACCCCGCCGGCCGGGACAACTTCGAGACCTTCATCCGGAAGATTGCCTGGGACAGCCTGGTGTACGACCAGGCGTGCTACGAGATCGTGCCCAACCGGAAGGGTGAGCCGGCGGAGTGGTACGCAGTGGACGCATCCTCCATTCGGCAGGCCGACACGGCCACCACCTACATGAACGAAGACCTGGATGAGGCCATCCGGTACGTGCAGATTTACGATGGGATGATCGTCTCGGAGTACACTCAGGAGGAGATGGTGTTCGGGGTTCGCAATCCGCGCACGGACATGAGGCAGCACGGCTACGGGACCAGCGAGCTGGAGATGCTGATTCCGGCGGTGACCAGTCTGCTCTGGGCCTGGCAGTACAACTCCAAGTTTTTCAGCCAGGGCAGCGCGGCCAAGGGCATCTTGAACTTCAAGGGGGCTGTCCCCGAAAAGCAGCTCCGGGCCTTCCGGCGCCACTGGTACCAGATGCTCTCGGGCATCGAGAATGCCTGGCGGACCCCTGTGACCAACGCAGATGACCTCCAGTGGATCAGCATGCAGAACACCAACCGGGACATGGAGTTCTCGGCTTGGATGGACTTCCTGATCAAGGTGGTCTGCGCCCTCTATACCATCGACCCGGTGGAGATCAACTTCCTGTACGGCAACATCGGGCAGTCGAGCACCCTCCAGGAGCACAGCAACAAGGAGAAGATCACCGAGTCCAAGGAGCGCGGGCTGCGGCCGTTCCTGAGCTACCTGTCCACCTGGATCAACCGGGGGATCCTGTGGCCCATCAACGAGAACTTCGAGTTCGAGTTCGTGGGCCTGGATGCTCGGACCCGGGATGAGGTCAGCACCTACAACCAGACGGCCGTCCGGACGATTCGAACCATCGATGAGCTGCGGGCAGAGGATGACTTGCCCCCGCTGCCCAACGGTACGGGCCAGGTGCTTCTGGACCCGACCTGGATGCAGGTGAAGCAGCAGTCCGACCAGGCGGCAGCTCAGCAGAAGCAGGCCCAGCAGCAGGCCCTGATGCCGCCCGAGCCTCCCGGCTTGCAAGGTCCGGGGGCACCCCCGCCGGGGATGCCCCCGGGGATGCCGCCCCCCGAGATGGGCGCCCCAGGTATGGCGCCCGAGGATGGTGGTGGGGTACAGTTGCCCCAGCCTGAAGAGGCCCAGTGGATGGCGAGCATGACCGCTCCCAACAAGCTGAAGCGGCGGCCCCTGGTGGACATCATTTTGTAGCGGAGGACCCCATGAGGATCAAACACTATCTGGACCTTCAGATCGGCAACGACTCGGACATGAAGGACATGCTGTTTGGCCCCACCGATGAGACCCTGCAAGAGGTGATCATCGACGGGTACACCAAGATGGCGGCCGGTGTGTTCTCTGTCCCGTTGGAGACCACCAAGGAACTGAGCCTGGGGGACGTGGCGGCGGTGAAGGGCTTCTACCTTGAGGTGGACCAGGACTGTTCCGTCAAGATCAACAGCGGGACGGCCATCCCGGTGAAGCGCGGAAACACCACCTCGGGGTCTCTCGCCAAGATTTTCATGGAAGTGGCTCTCACCAAGCTGGAAGTGGTGGTAGCGTCGGCCGGTTCCGGCGGTGTGGCAACCAACGGGAACTATTGCGTTTGGGGCGATCCGTCGGCATAGCCTGGGAGATTCGATGCGCTTGCTGGTGGACGCAACCCCGGAGGAACTTCGGGCCAAGCGAGCCGCACTCCTGACCGAGCTGGCGAAGGCAATTTCGCCGGTGGACGGCGAGATGGCGGACGCCCTGCTGAAGGCCCTGCCCAAGAAAGAGCAGGACCTGAAATTTCCAGTCCTACAGGAAATCGCCAAGCGCACCCAGGAAGCCTACCAGGAGCACCTCCAGGCCATGCTGGATGAGATCGCGGACGTGCTCGGGCGGAGCACGGACACGACCTCTGGCGTCCTGGAGAAGGCGGTCGGGGGCGGCCCCTTCATCGGCCCCCGGGGTGGGAAGTGGGCGGACCCGGAGATGACGATCCACTGGGAGCCCGGGATGGGGGAAGGACAGCCCCCGGCGCTCCCCGAGGTCGAGCCCCAGGCGTCCGCTCCGAAGCCGGCCGAGGCGCCGGCGGGCGGGGTCAAGGTGAAGCCGGTGATGGACCCCTCGCAGGGAGTGTTGCAGCTCCCGACCAGCGAGCCCATCCGGAGTCGGGACACCTGGGGCAAGTACCTGGCCATCCAAAAGAAGTTCGGGGCCAAGTACAACGGGGAAGAGAAGACCTGGTACATCCCCCAGAATGAGCTGCCCTATTTCGACCTCGACAAGTACCGGTCGGAGATGGCGGCCCTCGGGATGCACGTCGGGGGGCTCCCCGGGGCACCCAGGGCGGCCGGGGTGCCGGCGGAGGCGCACGCCGCTCCCGTCCAGCGGGTATCAGCGGAGCAGGCCATCCACGGAATCAAGACCAATCGGCTGGACAAAACGGTGGTGCTGACTCGCCGGCCGGATGGGATCTTCTCTTTTCACTTCCCGACCGACCCCCAGATCAAGAACCTGTTCAGCAACCGGTCTGGGAAGCTGAGCGGGGTCACCAGGTACAACGAGGCGGAGGGGTCCCGGGACACCCACGAGCTGGACCTGGCGGAAGAGGCCCTGGAGAAGCTGAAGGCCCTGCACCCCGATTGGAACTTCGTGACCGAGGGGGTGCGCGAGGCCCGCATCGAAAAGGATCGGGAGCTGGCGGAGCTGAAGCTGCCGATTCCAGAAGTTGCCGCCAAGATCAACCCCAAGTATGAGCTGGAGCCTTACCAGAATGAGGGGGTCCGGTTCATCGACAACGGCGGTGGGAACGCGATCATCGGGGATGAGCCGGGGCTAGGCAAGACCCTTCAGGCTCTGGCTTGGGGCGCCATGCGAGAGAAGAAGATCCTGGTGGTCTGCCCCCAGGTGGTGCGCCGGAACTGGATCCGCGCTGCCAGCAAGTATTTCCCCAACTACTTCCGGGGCCAGGAGCTGGGAGTAGAGAAGCTGGACGTGGACAAGCCCCCCGACCTGTCCAAGTCCAACATCGTGTCGGTCACCTTCGAGGCGGCGGCCAAGTACAAGGACATCATCGAAAAGGCTGGCTTCGATACCATCGTGATCGATGAGAGCCACAAGATCAAGAATCCCAAGGCCAAGCGGACGCAGGACCTGATGAAGCTCTCGGAGGGGATGAAGCACCACATCCTGCTGTCCGGGACGGCAATCAAGAACAAGCAGGAAGAGCTGTTTACCCAGTTGTCTATCGTGGCCCCCGGCAAGTTCTCCATGTCGAACCTCCGGTTCGGGACCGTCGGCGGGGTCTGGCAGGACATCCGGAAGGTCTACATCTCCAGGCAGAAGAGCAAGGTGGGCGGGGATCTGCCGGAGAAGTCCACCGACCGGATCCGGGTTGACCTACCGAATGCCCCGGACCTGAAGCCCCATTCCACCCTGGCGGATGTCACGAAGGTGCGCGGGGAGCTGGCCCTGGCCAAGGTGCCGGCCACCACCTCCATGGTCAAGGAACTTCTGGAATCCTCCGATGACTCCAGGGTCCTGTTGTTCACGGAGTCGGCGGAGGCGGCCAAGCGCCTGGCGGCGTCGTTTGGGGAGCAGGCCATCCTCTACGGTGGCTGGCTGAGCACCAAGGACAAGGAAGCGGCCAAGGATGAGTGGCAGCGGCGGGATGAAGGCGGCAACTTCATCACCCCCAAGCGGGTGTTCGTGGCTACCCGGGAAGCCATGGCTCAGGGGGCCACACTGACGGCGGCCAACAAGGTGGTGTTCAACGATCTGCCCTGGACGGCGGCGGACCTGAAGCAGGCTGAAGACCGGGCGCACCGGAAGGGTCAGACCAAGAACGTCAACGTGTACTGGATGCAGGCGGACGGGAATGCCTTCGATGAGTCGGTGGCTTCCATCCTGTTCCGGAAGTACGAGCTGGGGGAGAAGATCACCCGGGGAAAGCAGCTCTCCTCGAAGGAACGGAAGTGGATGGACAAGCAGATCACCGAGCAGGAGCTGCTGAGCCATGTTCGGGGGGCTTCCACCCCTGAGCGGGTAGAGACCGCTGCGCCGCCGGCCACCGTGGCCAAGTCGGTTGGCTTCCTTCGCAAGGCGATGACCCTGGAAGAGCGCGAGGCCAACCGGCAGCGGCTGGCGGAGCAGGATGAGAAGGGGGACCTGCGGGTGGCGGCCACCCTGGCGCTGTTGGACCATGCCGGCGATGCCCCCAAGGAGCTGGAGAAGCGGGTTCGCGGTCAGTTGAAAAAGCTGCGGGTGCGCGGGGACTGGGACACGGAGTTGCAGTCCCTGGTGTTGGATGACCTGAAGGCGTTCAAGTACGCTCAGGACACGGGGGAGCTGTATGACCTGCCCATGTACCTGAGCGAGCACCTGGTCACCGGGGAAGACCGGGCGGAGAAGTCCCTGGGGGCGCTGTGGGCGGATCCTGAGTTCTCCGAGAGCGTGCCGGAGGTCTCCGCCGATGAGACCGATGCCCTGCTGAAGGCTGAGGGATGGATCCCCTTGGACGAAGAGCTGGGGGATCTGCTCTGGAAGGCCGAAGGCCCGTCAGCTCCCCGGCCGCACAAGTACATCCGGCGCGTGCCCTACACCGACCCCATGGGGGTCCATAAGTACCGGTATTATTACAAGGAAAGCGCAGCGGCGCGGGGCGCCCGTGCGGGCGAAGAGGTCGCCCTGGGTGAGCACACGGCGCACATCGAGCAGGTGGATGAAAGCGGCGCCGTGACCATGAACATCGGGGGCGAGCGGAAGACGGTCAGCCACAACGAGTGGCACCAGATGATGGCGCACCACTACGGGGAGGGCTACTACCAGCACGCTGAGCGTCGGGCGGTCCAGGCCGTCAACGCGGTGCTCAAGAACGTCCCCGGGCATCTTCTGGAAGAGCTGAAGGGCGATGACACGGCCCGGTTGAGCCTGCTGAAGTCCCGGGTGCCGGAGGTCTACAACAAGCTGCAAGCGTCCTTCCAGCGGGCGGGCGTGGATGCCTTCCAGGCCAAGCAGATCATCGGCCATGCCATGGAGCGCCGGGGTTGGGAAGCCGAGGCTCGGGCGGCCGTCATCGGGTCGGTGCTCTCCCCCGAGGGCGCCACGGTGGTCAAGAACCACAGGCAGATCATCGCCGGCGCGGAGAACCTGGCCGGCGGGGCGAAGGTCCAGGCCAAGCATGTGGCGGCGGCCATCGAGTTGCGGCGCCCCCGGTTCGAGGGGGACAACTTCGGCCTGAAGGTGGGGGACATCGCCAAGAAGGCTGAGCAGGAGCTGACCAAGCTCCAGCACCTCTTGCATTCGGCCAAGACGGAGGGCGGGACCCACGAGGCCCTGATGGCTCAGGCCCTGGCGTTCACCTCCACGACCCTGACCCAGCTCAACATGCTGGCGACGGCCTACCCGGGCATGCGGGACAAGTTGCTCGACCCGATGCGCCGGACGATGCTGGAGGTGCCGTCTCTGGCGCCCCGGTCGGAGCCCACGGCGGAGGGGTCGGTGGCGACCCTGTTCGTGGCCGGTGAAGGCGGGAGGCCCAAGGCCCTGAAGGCCCGGTATCGGCTGATGGAAGCCAAGGACGTGGTGCCATCCCACGACCCCGAGTCTTTCCAGCCCAATGAGAAGTACCCGACTGGAATCCAGGAGCGGGCCTACCACCGGGACAAGGATGAGCAACAGAAGGTGGTCCGGAATGCTACCCGGATGAACGCGGCTTTCCTGATCAACACCAACCCCGACGCTGTGAACGGGCCACCCATCGTGACCTCGGATGGGGTGGTTCTGGGGGGCAACAGCCGCACCATGTCGATGCAGCGGGCGTTCAAGCTGCACCCAGAGCAGGCCAAGACCCTGAAGGACTACCTGCGAGACCATGCCCATGAGGTGGGTCTGACCGCCTACGATGTGGACGCCATGGAGAACCCGATCCTGGTTCGGATGGTGGACCTGGAAGACAAGACCCCGAAGACCATGCGAACCCTGGTCCGGCAGATGAACGAGTCCTTCACCCAGGCGATGGACCCCCGGACCTACCAGGTGGCGCTCGGGCGCCGGCTGGACAAGGAAGCCCTGAATGCCCTGTCCGGGAACATGGTCGAGGATGAGACCCTGAACGATTTCCTGTCC